GTCGTCATCATCAGTCCCTTTACTGACAGCATTATCAGAAGCGTTGAGTGAAGCATCTGTCTTTGAAGATTGATAGGAGTCTTCAAGCTTTCGCATGACCTCCTCTTCGCTGACATTCTTCCGTTCTGTTGCTGCGTAACTATCAAATTCAGTTTCCTCTTGTGCTGTTGATTTGCTGGTGGGCTTATTGCCCAGTACATAATCAAGACGCTTCTTCAATTCATCATAAGATTTGAACTGATCGGCTGCGGCAAATGCAGTCAATGAATGCTGCTTCTTCCACAGTGCTTCCAGTGCATCATCATCCTCAAGAAGAGGAGATACACGATCAAACTCTGAGCTATCGTAGTTCCAGTAACCCTGGATCTTTTTCAGTTTCAGTTTAAAGTTGGCACCCTGCCAGAAGTCAAAGGGATTGATAGGAGTTTCGTCTTCAAACTCAGGTTGCATTGCTTCCATGATTTTGTCGAAGATCTTCTTACCAAACTTGTACAGGAATACCTTACCCTCGTTTTGAGGATTGGCTTTGTCCTGAACAACGTAGATGTTTGCGTAGAAAGAAAGCTTACGCTTTTGTTTACGAACCGTATCCTTGTCTGCTTCACTACCACTGTTCCAGAGTTCACGATTCAGTTCACCGATAGGATCCTTACCACCAATGGTAGTCAGGGAGTTCTCGATGTACCATCCACCGGGACCTTGGAAGGCATGGGAGAATAGTTTGACCCAAGGGAGATCTTCACCATCAGGAGCAGGAAGGAATCTAATGATGGCATAACCATTACCAGACTTATCCATTTCTGGTTTCCATAGGCGGTCATCTTGACCTCCTCCACCACCATTGGTTTTCTCTACTTCTTTTACTAACTTCTGGGTTAGAGACCCCAGACTACTTTGTTTTTTTAGGTCTGCAAAACCCATTTTATACCTCGTATGATTGTATTTGGCTTGTTGGTTAAGTTTGGGTGGGGGACCATAACCACCCCCGTAGTATAGTACCCTCAGGAGAAGGTGTCAAGTGATTTTCTCATGTTGTCTATAATGTTGGTCATATTACTGAAGACATATTTCAGGTCAACATCCCGAGAGAACCCCATTTGTTGAGCCGACTCCATGAGACTCTTCTTCATCAGTTTAGCTTCAGGATCATCTGACAAACTCATACGAGCATAAAGAACCTCTTGTTTTTTCAACAGTTCCTCCAACATCTCAATATGTTCAAGCTTATCTTCTTTTGTCATACTAGAAAAAAAGAATAACTTTGCATAGATTTGCTCCTGCAACTCTTGTATTCTATTAATCTCTTCCTGAACTATTTCCGATTGGAAAAAACTCATTCTACTACTTCAGTCTCAGCTACTGGCTCTTCTGCTTCTCCATTGTTACTTTCGATTTGTTCAAGAACGTCGATGGCTCCCAAAACTTTCAGGTACATTTCTCTACCTACTTCAAGTTGTTGTTCTAGTTCAGCTTTTTGCTTCTTTAGATTTTCAAGTACAGTCCCATTCTCAAGTGCCATTGATAATTACCTCCTTAAGGATCGATTTAAATTTGAATACATCAATATGTATAAAGGAATTATACTTGTCAATTCTCATTGATAAGAATTTCCACACAGGGTCATCCAATATACTATCGAAGTCTTTTTTGAATCCAATGATCTTATTTAAAATGACCATGGATTCCAAGGATAAGTTCTTCGCCAAGTGTTCCTTGACGATATGTGGGTGACGCTTACCCTCAATCTTAAACATACCATCAAAATCGCGATTTGTAAAGACGTTTTCTATCTCCGATTTAAATGTATATGTAAGTGATTGTAACCTTCTCTTCCAGTCAATGTAGTTCTGCTCTCCGTTACGGACGATCTCACCAATCCATAGAGACTGGGGATCATCACAACTAACAAAATTAGAGACAAAGAATTCAATGACCTCACTATCATCCTTCTGTCGGGATATTTTTTCAAAAAAGAATCGATCTTTACGTTTATAGAAAGATTCTAATGACGCACGTGACCTACCACCGTAACGATGGTAATCATATTTGTCTTTTGTAAAGTGATTTTTCAATCCAAGATAACTCTTGTATACATCAAATGGTTTCACTTTTGGTAACATTTCTAGTTCTTTCATAATACATCCCAGCATTGATAGTCATGCCGGTCATCACCAACCAATACACTAAAAGTAATGCCATACCAGCTGACCACTTTTTACCAGTGTATTTTCGTTCTACTCCCGTAGTAGACCACTTACGAACCATAATCAAATAGGAAGTTTGGCACGAGATGTTTTCTTTAATAGATTAAGATCCATTGCCTCTACCTTCAACCGTTCTTTCAAAGGTTTTGATATAAGTTTAGGAATGGATTCAATATCAATACTATTTTTTTCACAAAAATATACAATGGCATCGACATACTTCATGTCAGCATTGTCCTTGACAATCTTCTCTATCTCTTCAGCAAAAGTCCTACTGCTGTAGAATTTCTTTTCGATCAGTTGATCTACACTTAACTCTTCAGCCTTTGTCATATTCTTGTAATTTGGAAACAACAAATTCTCTAATCCATTCGGTAAGAGTTTTAATATACTTACTCTTGTTATACTGTTCATAAACAACACATTCTCCATCCTCACAGGACATAATGATAATAAATTTTTTGACTGGGATACCCGTCATCTCATATAACATGCATGCATAGGCTGCACATTGTACATAGTAACCCTCGACCCATTTCTCAGGTTTGGGTTTCTTACTTGTCTTAAAGTCAATGACAGCAAGTTCACCTTCATACTCTGCGATACAATCAACAGTACCAGCAACTCCTAACTGTTTAGAGAACAATGATTGTTCAATAGCATGAATATTATCGATCTTATCTAGAGTAGGCTTAGCTTGTTTGAATAAGAAATCAGACAGGGGCTGCACACTAGGGAGTTTTTTATTGAGAAGATGGTGTTCAGTTAGTGTATGCATGTCAGTACCACGACTAGTTGCAGCCTTGGTAATCTTGTTTGCTTCATCTACACCGATTTTCTTTCTCCACTTAGTGAAGATGTCACGATTATGATGACTAATCACAGAGGTAATAGATACTAATTTCTTTCCGTCAGGAGTATCATAGTATCTAACACCATCAATTGTCTCCCTACTCAAGGAAGGGTACTCTATTTCAACATGGTTAAACATTACATACCGAGTTCAAGTTTGGCAATGATGTACTCCTTGACGAGTCCACTTCTGCAGATGTCTTCTGCATTGAATTCAATTGTATCAAAGGATGGCATATTAGTCAAGATACGCATGAAGTCAGCAATACCATTCCTCTCGTTCTGTCTAGTCAAGTCGGACTGAGTGGCATCACCACAGAACATAATCTTAGAGTTCTCACCGATACGGGTGATCATTGAATCAAGTTCGTGGAAGTTCAGGTTCTGAAATTCATCGACGATAACAATCACATTGTCTAATGTGGTACCACGGATGAATGATGTAGACCAGAAAGAAATAGTCCCCTGTGCCTTGAGATTGTTATACAACATCTCAAACGATGCATCATCAGGCATCTCAAACATGTACTTGACCATGTTCTTGTATGGAATCTGATACAAGGAAGACTTATCCTCATGGTCACCAGGAAGGAAACCAATCTCTCTGGTAGGTACAAGAGACCTGACGATGTAGATCTTCTCATAAGGTGTCTTGGGGTCCAAGACCTCCAGAAGGGCGTTGTAAAGGGTGATAAAGGTCTTACCTGTACCAGCACAACCATACGCAACTAGGTTCTGTCCGTCATTATACCTCTCAAAAAAGGTCTCCTGATTAGGAGTGATAGCCTCTACTTTCTTGATGAAGTCAAGATTGATTGGTTTCTTTCTCTTCATAACTCTCTTACTCATACCGAATGGAACGGGATTGGTACTACCAATACCTGCTTTCTTTTTTGCTGGCATAAAATTAATCGTAATGTTTGAGATTGGAACCAGGTTGTTGTTGCGCTTTATTGATCACATCTTTCCAACCGGGATGTTTTTTGTAGAGGCTTCCAAAGGTCTCACCTAACTCTACACCCATGACGGGAGCATTGTAGGGGGTGTAGTACCTCTCCCATTCGGGATTGTCCTCACGCCATTGATCCCAGTCATGAATACTCATCACAACATCTTTCTCTTCACCAGTTTGTTTGTGTCTAATCGGATATGTTGCCAAAACTTTGACCTCTCAATAACAATGTGTATATTTATTACCAGTCTAGAGCCTCAGCAA